CGGGAACACCTCGACGAGGCATGCGAGGGGCGGGCACTACAAGACCTCGGCGACGATCCAGTACCGGGCCGAGGTTTGCCGGCGGCTGGCGGGTCTGGGGATCGGCAGCAAGGCCCCTGGATGGCCGCTGGCGGGGCCGCTGAGCGCGCGGTGGGTGGTTGCGCCTCCGGACCGTCGCCGACGCGACCTGGACAATTTGCGCAAAGAGCTTGCGGATGCGCTGACGCTGGCCGGCCTCTGGACTGACGACTGCGGCCGAGTCATCCGCCGCGAGACGTGGGAGTGGGTCGATCCTATACCCGGCGGTCAGGTCTTGCTCATGCTAGATCAAAACGTGACTGATGAGTTCACAAAATGACCTGAGTAGTGCAAAATGTGACCCAGACAGTCATTCTGATGGGAAGCAAAAACCGTGCCAGCTTGGGTTGACGATCTCTTGGGCATCTGGTCGGGCACGGATCGCGCAGAAATCTCGCGCGCATCCGGCTATCCGAGCGCGTCGCCCGCGTTTTCGACTGACTCGGGATCGGACGAGATCGACGCGACCGGCTACAGCGCGGCCGAGCTTCGAGCAGTAGCTGCTGCGGTGGACTGGCTCCACTTGGCGCACCCGAAGCACTACCGGGCGCTTGCCAGGCGCTGGCGGCCGTGGCTTCGTGCCGGCCTGAACGCGCATCGCGACGAAGCGCGGCTGGCCGACGAGGCGAGCCAAATGATCGCAGACTACATCGACCAGGTCCTCGGCTGATAGTTCTTGCGTCAAGTATCAGCATCGTGATACCTTTTTCAGATCGCAATGAGCGGAGTCAAGGACATGGTCAAGATCTCAAGCGCCTGCCCTCGGGCGGGCCTGCGCGCGCCTCGGACGATGGTTGAGGCATTCGGGCCGCACGCCTATCTGACGATTACGACGCGGATGTCGGTGCGCGAGCGCATCGATCGGTTTGCTTTGCGGACCGCGGTCGCAGGTTTGGCGGCCGTCTACGCGGCGATCGGCTGGCGGTATCTGGCTTGAGTATCACAATGGCTAAGCCAAAGCTCGCCCTGAAGCCGGGCTCCCAGCAGCGGCGCCCAGGCCGGATCTTTTTCGCCGGGCCGACGCCGCGGTGCGCGACTAGCGCCGAATATCAATCGTGGCGTCAGATGGCGCTCGTCGCCCACCCTTCAATCGAGTTGGGATTCTGCGAGGACTGCTCGCCTGAGTATCAGCGCGAGATGAAGCTCCAGGAGCGGTGCGAGAACCCGGCCGTGCGGTTCGACGGCGGGCACGCGAGGATTAAATGCTGACTCCAGAGGAGCAAGACCAGATAGTCCGTCAGGTCACCAAGATCGTGCGGCTTGCCCGGACGCTGGACACGAGGGTAAGCCGGTTGCAGATCGACCCTCGAACAGCGAAACGATCCTTGGACCGGCAGATTGAGCGGCTGCGCGATCAGATAAAGGAAATGGGATGAACGATTTAATGTTCGCCGGCATGGCCGGAATGATCGCATCGTGGATTGCGATTCAGATAGTACCGGCCGGACACATGAAAGCCGATGCGTTTCTGGCGCTGCTGTGCATCTTGAGCGTCGCCGCTGCGTTGGTGGGCGGTGTGATGGTTGTGGCGGGGGTGGTGCGATGACCCCGACCAACAAGCTACGTTTCGTTGAGCGGCAAGAGATTTGGCACGTTTACGACACGATCACCACCCGCACTGTGCGCGTTTTGCAACAGTGGTGGAAATATGAGGACACCGACGATGTTCTGGCCAAAATGAACTTCGGGCTCGACGAGATCACGCGGATTCTCGATGCGGGCGGCGGCGAGTGGCGTGATGTTCCGCTGGAGAAAGAGAATGACTGACCTACAAAAAGCAGCGCAGCAGTTGATGGAGGTAGTGCTTGGCTTCGCGTATCACGGCAAAGCAGACCGATGGGCGGACGCTGTAAAAGCCTACTTCGCAGCGCTAACGCAGGAGCAGGAGCAGAAACCGGTGGCGTGGATTAGCAAGAAATCCTTGATCCGGCTCAGAGTTCTCGACGCGACCGTTTATCCGGACGGTGGTTTTGATGATGCCGTTGCCCTCTACACCGCCCCGCCCCGCCGCGATTGGCAGGGGCTGACTGAGGAGGAAATCCAGTCCCTCCACGATTACTACGTCAAGCGTCTGGGGCCGGTGGAATTCGCGTGTGCCATCGATGCCAAGCTGAAGGAGAAGAACAAATGACGAAATGGAGCCATTTGCCCAACGCTCTACACATCGACCGTGTGCTGTCTTCCGTTCGGTCCAATCCGCACAGGTGGGGCGCATCATGGGGCGAAGAATGGGACGCAGCATGGGGCGCATCATGGGGCGCAGCATATGGCGCAGCATGGGGCGAAGCATATGGCGCAGCATGGGGCGCAGAACGGGGCGCAGCATATGACGCAGCACGGGACGCAGAACGGGGCTCAGCACGGGGCGCTATGTACGCTCTCATCGCATGGGATGACTGCGCTTACCTGCTCGACCTCCCGCCCGACGATGTGCGTCTCATCGCAACTGCCGGCAATCACGCAGCAGCTCTGCTTCTGCCCGCTGCCATTGCACTGCAGGAGAAGAACGAATGACGCAATGGCACTCAGGCCCGCCGCCCTCGATGGGGTGGTGGCTGATCAAGTTCAAAGATTTGTTTTCTAGCGGCTACCTGTGTTGGTGGAACGGCGAGTACTGGTCGATGCTGGCTAACTCTCGGGATTCCGCCGCACTTGCGGCGATGCGGGCCAGCGAGCGGGGCCTATACGGCACCGACGTTATTAAGTGGTCCGCCCGCCCAGACTCTTGGCCTGCAAGGAGCAGGACATGACGAAATGGCACTCAGGCCCGCCGCCTAGCTTGGGATGGTGGCCGTGCAAAATTAGACACAACCCCGATCAAGGCCATTTGAGGTGGTGGGACGGGCGGTGTTGGTCTATAGATGCTTGGCCGAGCGATTCAGCTGGAGTTGCCGCTGTGTATGCCACCTATTACAGCGGGCGCGAAATCGAATGGTCCGCCCGGCCCGAAAGTTGGCCCGAAAGGAGCAGGACATGACCCGCGACGACATCATCCGCATAGCGCGAGAGGCCGATCTTCCCATTGAGTGGATCAACGGAAAGGAAATGCTTCGCTGCTCGGGACTTGAACGCTTCGCCGCTCTTGTCGCAGCAGCCGAACGTGACGAATGCGCGAAGGTGGTTGAGTGGATGTTTAGACACTACCCGCAGGCCGTGACTGGAGTGCTCGAAGCAATCCGCAAGAGGAGTAGCACATGACGCAATGGCACAGCGGCCCGCCGCCCTCGCTTGGGTGGTGGCCGACCAAAGTTGACGGCTGGTTGGACAATGGGCACCTCCGATGGTGGGACGGAGCGGGCTGGTCGGAAGGCGTTTTTTCGAATGATACGCTTAAGCGCGTCGCTCGGTGCGCGCTCTATCGAACTGCCGTCAACCCTGAGTATATCTACTGGTCCGCCCGCCCGGACTCTTGGCCTGAAAGGAGTCGCACATGAGAGTAAAGCTAATTTGGGCAACGCCCAACATCGATTCAACCATCGGCTACATCGCCCGCGTGAGTAACCCCGCTCGACAGGACAACCCGGATGTCGGTGGGTTGTTGAGATACATGTTGCGGCACGGGCATGTAAGCCCCTTTGAAATGGCGTCGGCTTGCCTTGAGATCGAGACGACGCGCGACATCGGGCGGCAGATTCTGCGACATCGTAGCTTTTCGTTCCAAGAGTTTAGCGGTAGATATCAGACATACGAAGCACTGGAAGATGCACCCCTTCGCGAGTGCCGTATGCAGGACTCAGTCAACAGGCAGAACAGCCTGCCCTGTACTGATCCGGTGGTAGCGGCTCGATGGGAGCGGATGCAGCGCGAGGTGTACGAAACGGCGCAGGCGAGCTATCGGTCTGCGCTGCTGGCTGGCGTGGCGAAAGAGCAAGCCCGTGCTTTGCTGCCCGAAGGACTTACCACAACCCGGATGTACATGGTGGGGACGATGCGGTCGTGGGTTCACTATCTCCAACAACGACTCGACTTGTCTACGCAGGCTGAGCATCGCGCCATTGCCGAAGAGGTCCAAGCGATTCTCATGCAAGCCGCGCCCGTTACGATGGGGGCGATCTTTGCTTGACTCCACCAAGACCGCTGCGGTCGATCGCGATTATCACTGGCGACCGATGGCCTCATGCCCGCTGGGCGTCAAGGTCCAACTCCTGAACGCCGGGGGGGTCGCCGTCCACGGCAAGTGGGCCGGCAAGGACAATCAGTGGCGCGGCTGGACTCCGCTGCCCAAGATCCCCGACTGGATGCGCAATGCATAGGCCCAGGGTCGGACCCGAGTTCGTCTCTGAGCAGGCGCGCATGGTCGTGGCTTTGCTGCGCCAGCGCGCAGCCGTCCCTCGCGAGGAGCTTGAGTACTTGGTCGAGCGCGTCGAAAGGCTGCGCGACCCGCGCCTGCAGGCCGCTGTTGTCGGACTGATCGGCTGGGGCGACGAAGAGCGCGCAGAGATTGAGACGTTCATTGCCATTTCGATTGAGGTGATGCGGCGATCGACTGTTAGCCGCATCCGAGAGGCGGCACGAATTGTCGAACTGAGGTACTTGATGGAGGCCAGTGGTGGCGAGAGAACCGAACGTAACTGACACCGCGTTCCGAAAGGAACTGACGGCCAAGATCGCGCAGGTCACCGGCCGGCGATACTGCACGACATGCCAGCGCGAGCAGATCTCTGCGGGTGGCGCGATGATTCGCTATCGGTGGATGTGCCAGGCCTGCTGCGATCGCCGTCGAGCCGGCATGCCGAGGTAGCATGGCCGTCAAACTGCATCGCAAGCGCCTCCTGTCGGTCGAGGAGCGCCGGGCCCAGATGCGCGACTACAAGCGCCGCGAGCGCGCCCGCCACGGGTGGATGTCACTCCAGCTGAATCTGGACATCGACGCTGCGGCATGCCTGCTATACGTCAAGAAGGTCTGGGGGTTTCAGTCGCGCCGAGAGGCCGTCCAGATCGCGCTCATGCATCTGGCCAGGCAGACCCGGCTGGGACTGCCGAAGATCCAGCTTGGATTTGACGAGGAGGAGAATTGACTCGGCCAATCACAATGATGTAATCTGTCGGGGGCAATTACGCCCACAGAGTTTATGCCCGCCCGCGCGGGCATTTTTCATTGGTGGGCGAGATGCGCGAACACACTGGCAAGCCGCACGGCTCGTGGGGGAAGTTGAGCAAGATCGTCGAGCCGCATGTCGAGACGCTGCTGTCCCTGTACACCGAGGGCCTGTCGATGCGGCAGGTTGCCGAGCAGTTGGGGATTGGGGTCAGCGGCGTCGTCTTGCGCGATTACATGCTGCGCACGCACCCCGAGAAATTTGAGGCCTCGCTGATCAATCGCGCGCATGAGATGGTCGAGCGCAACGCGGAGGACGCCTCGCGAGCCTCTGCCAATGGCGACTCATCGGGCCTGAAGACTGCCATCGACACCCGTTTTAAGTTGGCCGGCCTGTATGCGCCGGACCTGTACAGTGACAAGCGTCGAGTCGAGCTCACGGGCAAGGACGGAGGGTCGATCCGAGTCGAGGCGCTTACCGACGACGCGCTGGCGAAGATCGCCGCGCAGGGCGCTGCCGAGTGATCTCCCCGGCTGCGGCTGCTGCAGAACTGCTGGCCCGCCGTCGGGCCAGGGGGTCGTTCGGCGGCTACTGCGAGTACCGATTGCCAGAAGACCAGACGATGGCCAAGCACCACCATCTGCTGGCTGATGCGCTTGATGAGGTCGAGCGTGGCGAGTGCGATCGACTGCTGATCATGATGCCGCCAGGCTCAGCAAAATCGACTTACGGGTCGGTGTACTTCCCGGAATATTTTGCCGGACGCAACCCGCAGCTGTCGATCATTGCGGCGAGCCACACTGCCGAGATGGCCGAGCGTTTCGGGCGACGGGTGCGCAACGGAGTGGCGGACCAGCAATTCAAGACCCTGTTCAACGTCGAGCTTGCCGCCGACTCAACGGCCGCCGGGCGATGGTCAACGAACCACGGCGGCGAGTACACCGCGGTCGGCGTTGGCGGGTCGATCACCGGCCGCCGCGGGGACCTGATCATCGTCGATGATCCTGTGCGCAGTCGAGAGGACGCCGACAGCGAGAGGATCCGAGAGAAGACCTGGGAGTGGTGGGTCAATGACCTGATGACCCGCGGCAAGCCCGGCTGCCGAATGGTGGTCATCATGACCCGATGGCACGAGGACGATCTGGCCGGGCGCCTGCTTGAGCGCGAGCCTGATCGGTGGCGCGTCATCAAGCTGCCCATGATCGCTGGCGAGAACGACCTGCTGGGCCGAAAGCCAGGCGAGCGTCTCTGGCACGAGTGGTTCACCGACGAGATGGTCCAGCAGGCGCAGACAGACCCGCGCTCGTGGATCTCGCTCTACCAGCAGGAGCCGCGTCCGACTGAGGGCGCCGAGTTCCGCCGCTCGTGGATCTGCCGATACAACGACAAGCCCAAGAGGTCCAACAAGATCATCCTGGTCGATCCGGCGGGCGACCCGCAGAGCAAGAGCGGAGTGCGCCGCAAGCTCTCCGACCGAACGGTCATGTGGGTGGTCGCGCTGGGCCCAGACCAGAACGCCTACCTTGTCGATGGGCTGATCGACCGGCTGAACTTGACGCAGCGGGTGGACAAACTCTTCGAGTTGCACCGCAAGCACAAGCCGATGCAGGTCCGCTATGAGCGATACGGAATGATGGCCGACGTCGAGGCCATTCGTGCCGAGCAGGAGCGCCGGCAGTACCGATTCAAGATCACCGAGGTTGCGGGAGCGGTCGAGAAGAACGCGCGCATCCGGCGGCTGATCCCTTGGTTCGAAGGCGGCCGGATCTGGCTGCCCCAGCAGATGAAGTACACCGACGTCCTAGAGCGCGAGCACGACCTTGTGCAGGAGTTCGTCGAGGTCGAGTACGCCACATTTCCGGTCGGACGGTTCGACGACGGCTTGGATTGCCTTGCGCGCCTGGCAGAACCCTCTCTGACCCTGCCGTGGCCGGACGAGGAGGAAGACATCCCGATCGGCGCACAGGCCGCCTGGGCGGTCATGGATGACGTTGCAGGCTACTGACGGAGCAAAGATGGATCAGCAATTTCCGCCCGAGGTCGCGATCATGATGGGCGACCAAGTCATGACGCCCGATCAATTCGAGGCCATGAAGAGGTCTGAGGTCGATCGGATGCAGGGCCTGTTCGTGGCCATGCGCGATCGGTGGGTGCAGGCGCGTGCGCAGTCCGGCGTCGAGCGCCGCTGGCGCAAGGCGACCGAACTTTACTTCGGCGAGCGCGAGGAATCTGACAACGGATTCGAGAGCACTCTGCGCAATGGGCCGCCTGCCCGCAAGGTGGCCGACGGGAACCGGTCACGGGTGGTCGTCAACATCGTGCGCCCGAAGGTCGATCAGGCGACGGCGAAGATGTGCGAGATCCTGTTTCCGGTCGATGATCGGAACTGGGCGATCAAGCCCACGCCGATGCCCGAGATGGCCGAGCGGGTTGGCGACAAGCGCGCGACGGTGGACCCGACCACCGGGCAGCCGACCGGCATGACCGCCGACCAGGAGGTCAAGGTCATTATGGAGGCGGCCACCGCGGCGGCTGAAGGGATGCAGCGCGCGATCGACGACAACCTGACCGAGTGCGGATACAACGGCCAGAGCCGCAAGCTGGTCGAGGACGGCGTGCGACTGGGGACCGGGATCATTGCCGGCCCGTTCCCTATCCGGACATCGAGCAAGGTCTGGCTGCCGCAGCCCGACGGTACTCAGGTGATGCAGCAAAACGAGGGAATCTCGCCCGGATCCGAGAGGGTTGACCCGTGGGACATCTTCTTTGACCCATCGTGCGGCAACGACCATCAGCTGGGCCGCGGGGTGTTCCGGCGCCGGATGGTCAACCGCAAGGCCCTGCGCCGTCTGGTGGGCCTGCCCGGCTACGATGCTGAGGCGATCCGCGAGGTTCTGCGCAGCCAGGCGAGGTGCGTGCGCGTGGCTGAGGGCCGGGTCACCCGTCAGCCGATGTACGACGACAGCTACGAACTCTGGGAATACCACGGCGAGGTGGAGCCCGACGAGATGCAGGCGCTCTCCGAGCGCACCGGCGATCCGCTTGAGGATGTGGACTTTGGCCTGCTGGTGATGGTCAACGACAAGGTGATCGGCGCGATGCCGTCCTGGGTGGCCGACAAGACGCTTCCCTACGACGTCTGGTGCTGGCGAAAGGCCGACGACTCGCCCTACGGGTACGGACTGCCGGACGAGCTTGAGCACCAGCAGCGGGTGGTCAACGCGGCCTGGCGACAGGTCATGGACAACGGCCGCAACACCATGGGCGGTCAGATCGTGATGAAGAAGGGCATGATCATCCCGGCCAACAACAGCTACGAGATCACGCCGAACAAGGTCTGGCTCGCGCGCGATGAGATCGATGACGTCCGCGCCGCATTCAGCGTGTTTGAGTTCGCCTCTCACCTGGAGGAACTGCTGGGCGTTGCCAATGCCGCGATGGCGTTTGCCGACCAGGAGTCAAGCATGCCGCAGATCCTTGGCGGCCAGCAGGGCAGCGCACCGGAGACGGTGGGCGGGATGGTCATGCTCTACAACAACGCCACCGCGGTGCTGCGCCAGCGGGTCAAGCTCTACGACGACAACGTCACCCGGCCGCACATCTCGCGCTACTACGACTGGCAGATGGCCAACAGTGAGGACCTGTCGATCAAGGGCGACTACGAGGTCGATGCCCGCGGCAGCACTGCGCTGGTCGAGCGCGACATCCAGAACCAGGC